ACCAATAATCATGGCTCCTAGTGCATTACCCGTGTCAGCTTGTGCTTGCATAGCAGACAATACCGAAGTATCGGCAGCGTCTCCAAGACCCCAAGCAGCGTCACGCATTGCTACATCCATCAAAGCACCATCATCTTTTACCTGACGAGCATCAATGTCATCCACTTGGAATGCAAAGTACTTAGCCATATCTATAGTGAGCACCTGTTGAGCATCGTCAAGAGTCTCAGGTGTAATAGTTGTGGCGTTTTTTACATAATTGCCGATTGTTATTCGACCAATTGATGTGATACGGACGGTATCTCCCGATTGAGAGATATCGCCTTCATAGTTCCGATTACATAGGTTCACTGCTACGTGAGCATCGTTAAGATTCTCTAATAGCGTTGCGGCCCATAAACTCGGAATAAATCTGTCTACAGACATGATTTCTCCTAGCTAATAGTTAGCCACCACGGAGAGCTTTATTCCTTACTTCTTTTGGAATCTTCATAATCTCTTGTGGTGACATATTTTTCATTTTATCTATAGTCAACACTGAGCTACTTGTTGTTGCACGTTCGGGAGAACCTGCGGCTGCTTCTTTACGTTGTGCTAAACGGGAATCAGAATTTCCAGACATACTATCTATGTACTCCTTTGCATTAGAAATAGCTTCCTCTAATGTACGCCCTTGTTGATCCCATATAGGCATCTTGGCAACATCATCAGCAGCTATTCCTTTTGCTTCTGCATATCCATACACACGACTTGAAGCATCCGACGCTCTGCGTTCGGCATCATTAAGTTGATCATCAGTGACTTGACCAGCCACAGTGTCAGGAGATGCACTATTCAGTTCTTCTCTCAATTCATTCTTTGCTGAGCTTAACGCTCGGGAATATGTATCTTCTTGCCGTTGTTCGGCTAGAGCATTTTTCCCTTCATCTGACATTACATCGGATAATCCAACATCCATCAAACTGCGTATCCCTGCAATAGATTCTTGAGTATTTACAAGATCTGATTTAGTGGCAAACTCATCAAGCCTGTTTGTGAGGCGGTCTAGAGAACTAGTTGCACGATTAGTAACATGTTTACTGTCACTAAAGTCCTTCTTTAGTTGGTCTAGCTGCGACTGTAACGAGCTTATAAGTGTGGATGGATCTGGATCTGTTTGTACTTCTACATCATCGCTAAGAGCCTCTTGCGCATCGGTATCTTCAGCAATGTCTGCTTCTGTAGTCCACTCGGTCTGAGCATCTACTTCTTGCGTCATCGTTCCTCCTTAGAACATCTGTTTGCATAAGTTTATAGTTGTAAAGAGCTATTAGTCAATTAACCCATAGCAGCGCGTAATCTTTGTAACGCTTCTCTACCTTCCTTAGTTACTGGGGTATAAGCTTTATTAAGTACTAACGCGACATCTAACTGCGAGTCTTTGCGACGTAATACCTTACGCATACGAGAAGTTATGCTATCTATCTTGCTTCTTAAACGTCCTAATCTTTTTCGCTCGCCGATATCACTACCCGATTGGTTAATAGCAACAATTAAATCATCATAGGTATCTATACCTTCAGGCATAGCTGCTTTTAATCGGTCAAATGCAATGTCTCTTTGATCCCAATACCCTGAGTCTTTGTTAATGTAATCATCCATACGAAAATATTCTTTTGATGATTCAGGCCAATTAGAAATCTCTAATTCTTCAAACGTTTTATACCGCGCTAATACATCTTCAGGTAATGTAGCTTCAAATGCTTGCGTTAGTTCTTCAATAACAGGCCAATTAGGTTTACCCGCCAATAAATTTTCTTGGATGATTTCAAATTTCCTATTACGTGCTCGCAATACAGGGTCGTCAGAAGTGGCATAATCTATTCCTAATGCTTCGTCTATAGCTCTATTGCTCACTCCTAAATCATGCTTAATTTGTTTGAATCTACTATCTAATTCTTCATGGGAAATAGTCCCCATGTTAAATCCCATCATCACTTCTTTAGCATTTAACGCAGCCGTAGATTCATTTTGTTGTTTTTGAACCCGCAATACGGCGCTGGTATCTCCTAAATCAGCTTTCTTTTTAAGATTTTTCTCAATGACATTAAACACTTCAGGGTATTTTTGTTCTATTTCTGCTCGTTCACCTTTATTTAATTCTCGCCATTCTCTACCAAATTCTTCTTCTGATCGAACATCACGTACTTCGGCTGGAGTAAGGGGAGACGATTTAATTCCAAGTAAATTAGTAGCTAATCCTAACCCGACAGGATTAGAATATGTAGACGGATCACTCAAAGAGAAATCAGGGTCTTCACCAAACTCACGGTATATATCTTGTAATGCAAAAGGGGCATTTTGCTGCATAAGGTTAATGACGCTCATACCTATAACGCGAGGGTCATCACTATTAAATTTAACTTGGTCCCCTGTAAATGTTTCACCCTGAATCACATCATATAGCCGCCCCATCGCAGGGCTAGCTTTAGTTCGTAAGAAACGCTGTACCCCTTCAGCTGGACCTTGAGTTACACCTGTAGTAAATAATGCAAGTAACGAATCCCATGATCCGAACAAAGAATAATCTTTTCCCCCTACTCGAATTCTCATAAAGTTAGGGTTTGCTTGAGGATTCCCCTCCATGTCAAATCTAATAGGATTGAAATTTGTTTCTTCTCCTTGCGATTTATTAATCGCCCATGTAGATACACCCATAACAGTAAGAGTCCGCATTAACATATCTCGCGCCATACGCCCTTCTGGACCATTAGCGAATGCAGCTTTAGACAGAACATTTAGTTGAGAATTAAAGAATCTTGGAGCAAACATTAATGATGCTGCTAAATCACTAGGCTTACCACTCTTAAAACCAGTAGCATTATTAATCTGCTCTATTAATTGCTCTCTATCCCCGTATCCTAATTCTTTCTTTAACGCGCCTCGCCCACCTAACGTGCGCAATTTGTTTATGTCATTAGCATTCTTATACATCATTAATCGCATGGCATTACCGTTACGACTAAAGTGATGGTTAGATATTTTGGCTAGTTTCCCAACCGCAGGTAGGCTAGTAACCCCTTTAGTAAACATGAAGTCACCAGCATCATCTAAGTCAGACCAATACCCACCACCTCTAATAAAGGTGTCTATATCATCAGCGTTATCTACAACAAATCGGTCCCAAACTTTGGGATTAAATAATGAAGCCATAGCATATGTCATATATCTAGCTGCACGAATTGGATGAACCCCAGCAGCAAGAAGCCCCTGAATACCTATAGATGACAAGTCAAGAGTTGCCATAAGTGGACGTGCAATATTATTAAATGTATTAATGTATTTAGTGATACCTACATCTTCAGCTTGATTGAGATATTTATTCATATCTGTAGCAAACTCAGCATCGTATAAACGTCCAGCAAAGGACATATTGTCAATTTTGCCTACACGACCACTAAATGTAGTTGGGTTTCCTACGTCATCAACCAATCTTTCTGCGCCTAATGCACCTGCCGCATCTTTTGCAGTGTTATACATTTTTCGGGCATGATCTAATTGTGGTCTTAGGATCGCAAGATCCTCTTTAGCACTATTTATTTTATTTCTTCGCACTTCTGAAGGATTTATATCATTGGTTAATCGTTGAATTAAATTTAAGTTAGTTTCAATAGAACGAGCTTCTGCTAAATCTATATCTACATCTCGAATAAATAATGCATCTTCAGGATCACGCCCCATTTTTTTGGCTAATGCTAGTTTACGTTTTTTTGATAAACCTCTTACATTGTTGTCTAGCTGTGCTATACCTTTACGTAATAGCAAGCCAGCTTCATCAATTTCTTTCATCATCTTTTTGGGGTTTTCTTTTACTTGCTTTTGTGTAATAGAACGCATTTTATTGCGTGTTGCCTTGAGCTTCTTTACACGTTTAGGGATTTTGTCACTTTTGTCCCCTTCAAAAATAACATCAAAATCCCGAATGACACTATCTAATTCATCATGAACTGATTGCGATACTCGTATTTGTTCAGCAGCCAATTCGTCTGCTACTGATTCTCCCCGCCTACCAAGTCGTTCAGCCGTTCTCATAAGTCTTTGAGTTTGTGGTTGTGATACTAAAGAACCTACAACCTCCCTTAATTTTTTCTGTGTTTCTAGAAAAATTTGTCGCGATGCTGCCCAGTCTTCGTTCTGCATAATTCTTTCAAGCGGAGTTAGGCCACCAATACCTTGCCCTTCTACGCTTAACGAATCTTTAAACCATTGGGCATTCATACGGTCGTACCCCGCACTACGCCTAATATCTAACACTTGATTAATGTCGCCAAGATACATTTTTGTAGCTGCGTCCATTCCTTCTGGAGTGTCAACGTTCATATCTTTATTGTTTTCCCACATCTGACGTTGGAATTCATTGCCATCACTAAATCCTGTACGACGGCCTTTTTCAAAGGCTTTACGTCCAAAACTACGTGACCCTGCACTATTTAGACCTAACCCTTCACTAGCAAAGCGTGGGAAGTACCCCCTATTTTCGTCAAGACGCTCAACTAAGTCACCAAAATAAGGCATCTCACCGCCCTGTCCGACTTGTTCCCAATTCTCACGGGTAGCTCTTTGTATATCTTCAGGCATTTCCTCAAGCATTTCACCAGTAATTTCGCCAAAATCTAACCCTGCTTGCTTTTCTGCTTCAAGCTGCACATCTAAATCACGACGTAATTTCTGAATAGCAAGTTTGAGTGGTTCTCCTTTTTCTGTAAATGTGTAGGAAAAGCGATCCCCATCACCTTCTTTTATTGTTATAAAATCATCTTTCAAGCGTTCATCTAAACGGCCTGTTTTTTTATTAATAAGTTTGTTTAACGCCAACCGTTTGCCGTCTAGTTCTATTGTAAATTCCCCATCTTTCCCGCCGTTTAATACATCTCTAGTCTCAGAAGCTACACGAGCATTCATAGATGAAGCGGCTTGTCTACGCCCTTCAAAGGCACTTTGCAATAATGCAGAATCCGTTCGTCCACCTAAATAACCCATGTCAGGACGTTGATATGCAGGAACATCTCCCCATTCTTTAGTTACCCACTTGCCTTCAATGTCTTTAGTCGTACCAGTTACAGGGTCAACTACTTTTTTAGCTTGTTGATAGTAGGGGTATCGACCTTCTTCTATGTTCCGTGAAGCTATAAATAATTCATCTTCACTTGCTTGTTTGGTAAAGTCGCTTAGGTACGCACTTCGGCGCACTTCGTTTACATCACGAGCTTGGTTGTTTTTTGCTAACTGGTCATTAAGTTCTTCTGCTTCTCGACGGATTTTAGATCGTGCTTCAACTACATCGGCAGTACGTGGAATACCAGTTGGAGTTACAGGTGACACATCACCTAATACTTTGTCTTGTTGTTTAATTACAGAATCGCCAAGAGCCTTTAAGCCTTTAGCATTATCTACTTTCATTCCTGCCCGACGCATAGCATTTATAGAAGCCCTGCCTCCAGCTACACCACCAAATAATCCTGCCCCTAATCCGACCCCTACTTTTGCCCATGCTGGTGCATCTTCAGGGACAATTCCTTGCGCTCCTTGTGCAGCTGCGCTAAACCCACCAACTAAACCAACTTCAGCACCGATTCTAGCGGGTACACTAGCTCCCTTTGTAGCTAACATAGGCTCAGTTAGCATTTTAGTAGCCTTGAGCGCACCTTGACCTGTTCTTGCTGCTAATGCTTGCGTTGTTTTACCTGCGGCTTGTTTAGCAGCGGCTTTTGCCCCTAGTCGTGCAGCAGTTGTCCCTGCTTTAGCACCAAGCCCCACACCACCAGCGGCAATAGCGAATGTAGACAGCCGTGTGCCTTCTTTAGCGATAGCTTTAGCTCCTGTTTTAGCCCAATCATCTATTTGAGTACCTTTAAGGTCAGGGATTTTATCTATTAAATCAAGAAGCCCAGCTTTTTCTGCTATTGAAAAGTCGTACTTATCTACAACTTCTGCGGCTTTGCCTAACCCGCTTAATGCAGTATTAAATACATTCCCAACAGAAAACCCGCGTCGTTCTTTTTCACGCTTTTCATTTTCTGTTTCTGTATCGTCAACAAACGCAGAAAAGCCACGCGGTTGAGTACGTTGTACGCCTTCAGTTGTATTATTTTCCCACCACAAGGGTTGAGTCATTAGACACTGTATCCTCTAAATTTAGCTAGATCCCTATTTCTATCCATAGATGGCGCACTAAACTGCCGTTGTGTCTGGAACGCTACATCTGATAGCGGTACATTGAACTCAGTAAGCAATCGAGTATTTAACATCTCTTGCTCACTCGGGGTTAGTGCTTGTAATTGCTGGAAGGTTGGCAGCGGCATTCCTCCGAATTGCAATGGACGTGGCATTTCCCCACGTAAGACTGATTGTACTGCTGGAGGTGATACAGCCCTGCTTTGTGCAATCAATTGCTCTTGAGTAATAGCTTGCGGAATAGGTGAGTTAGGCACATTTAACATAGGAGTATTAGAAAAGCTCTGCCCTACATCTGTTTGCCAGTCAGCAAATGTAGGCTGTCCTGCAAATCGTGATGTACCTCTCCAGTCTTGGAAAGCAGGAGCAGTAGGTTGTACAGTATTCCATCCTGTTTCTGTTGTTGTAAAGTTAGATGCATTAGCTGCACCTACCGATTCATCAAATTTGTCTTGGGCAGTCTGATAGTATTTTTGTATTTCTGGATCAACGAAAGTCCCCGTTCCTTCATCAAAATTATCTAGACCCATTACATTCTGAATACCAGTAAACGTGCTTAGTAGTTTTGCGGCCTCTGCTTGTTTAGCGTTAGCTACATTTTGACCTGCTGTATCAACATTCTGGAATGAATACGGTTGTTGAGTAGGTTGCATATTCCCTTTGAATTGTTCAAAGGCAGACCGCGCATCAGACTCTCGTTTTGAACGGAATAATCCGTATTCTTCTTCTGCACGTTGTGTATCCGCTGTAGCACGACGCTGGTTTTCTGCATTCGTTGCATCAACTTCAAACTGCTGCACCTTTGCCATCTCATCAGTTAAGTTATTAATCAGATCAGCTTGCGTAATTTCAGGTAATGGAGACATTCCACCACGGGTAAAGTATGTTCGTGCTAATACATCACCACCACCACGAAGGATGTCGGTAATTAATTTGCCTTGATTAGTAGCTGCATTAGCCATTTCAGGGGATGTTTGTACTAATGTACGGTAATTTCTACCCAGTTCTTCAAGACCCTGAAAGTAGTTATTAGCAGCAAGAGTCTTTTCCATCCTCATCTCAGTGGTATCAAACTGACGTTGGTCTTCACCAAAGCTGGAATCAAATTGCCGTACATCTTCTCCAAAGCTCGTATTGAATTGTCGAGCATCTTCGCCTAGTCCTGCATAATAACGAGAATCTCTACCACCTTCAGCTACGTCGAACTGACGCGCATTTTCACCAAAATCACGCACATTAGCAGCTTCATCAAAGCCGACACCGATAGTGCCTACTTGCTGACCAGTTTCGTCAACCATTATGGTTTCACCACTCATGTTTACAAATGTGCTGTGGTTAGGGGGAGGTCCGTCTTTCCATGCGTTAGTAGCTTTATCCCAATGTTGTGGATTACCCGTAGCAGGGTCGGTTCTTACGCTATACCCACTTGACGTGTTAGAGGCTTGCCCGCTTCCGTACTGACCACTACCCCCACCGTTATCTAAATCTGATTGCTCTCTGGTCCAGAGAGCCGTGACATCTAATACATACTGTCCAGAGTCGTCCATTCTAAATACCGCTTGACCACCTTCACCATCTGGTACTCCATAAGTCCACGGATCAATTCCTAATAGAACTGGATCCGTACCAAACGAAGCTGCCCTTTTCTTTACCTCAGCAGTTAAACCTGCTGGTGGCCCTGAACTAAATCCACCACTTTGCTGACCACTCTGTTGACCCTGTTCTAGATCCTGTTGCAGTCCTGCATCTATTCCAATTTGCGCCAAAGCCGCAGCCTCAGCCTGTTGAGCTGGAGTCTGGAACGTAGATTGAGGTCCTCCGATGTTTGCTTGTGCGTTAAATCCTGCGGCTTGCGCGGCAGTGCCACGTTCAGGGGTATCAGATGTCGTTTCCCCTACACCTAATAAGTTCTGCGCATCTTGGGATCTATTATCAGGATCGGTATTGTGATTTAATGCAGCTCTATTTAATACCCCTGCTGCCATAGAATTCGAATCACCAAGAGGTAAAAACGAACCATTATCACTACGCTCAAATCCAGTTACTCGTCTAACAAGATCCCCAATTAAATAATCTGCGGCAGCAGACGATTGCTCATCTGTACCCCCAAGACTTGCTTTTAGTAATGAACTTATTTGCGCATCATTAAGTGCTTCATCGCCTGTTCCACGTAAAAACGTATCAATATCAGATAAAGTCACTACATTATTCGTAGATGTACTTTCAAGTGCTTTCACTAACCCTTCATCCCTGAATATGCTATTGCTCCAATGCTCGAATGGCGCCATTCGAAATTCTTCTTGCGCTCGTGCATCTAACGCTTGTCGTAATTTTTCTTTGAAGTTTCCAACTTGTAGCGCGTTAGCTTCAGGAGGCGCTTTCCATGACGGGATTGAACCCGTGTCTCCTATTGGGCCTAAGCCTTCATCGTCATCAGTAGCGCCTTGCTGACCAAATGCATACATCTGCGCTTTTACTATTTCCTTTGTATCAGGGTTAGCCATCATACCTGCTATTAAGGATGTATTAGCTTCAGGGTTTGACCATATAGCATCCGATACAGAACTAGGACCACCTTTAACCGAACTAGGGCCGCCTTTAACTGATTCTTTTATTGCGTCATCAATGTCTGGATTTTGTAGTATGGCTTGACGTAAGAATTCGTTTGTCTCAGGGTTTTCCCACATGCTCGCAAGGAACTGCGCGTCTACGCTAGAATTGGATTCTGTAGGATTAGTAATAGGTGGTACTTCGCCACTCTTAATCCCAGCCTTTATTCCAGTTTTTACGCCGCCTTTAATCCCTGCCAGAGTGCTAGTAACATCACCAACTCCGCTTACAGCAACGGGGTTATACCCACTATATGTTTTACCAGAGAAATCTAAGCTATCCCAGTTTGCACCACCACTTTCAAATGCCTCAATAGCAGTTGCGCGTTCGCTATCTTTAGGCGCAGAACTCCCTCTTGCAAATTGAAATGGACCCTTGTCATCAGGATTAGTCATTCTATGTGCAGTCCACGGATAATATCGAGCAAACTCATCACCAGTTGATGACGTAGCATCATTAGCAATTTCTATTGCAGCTAAAGCCGCATACTGTGGATTGTTAGTTAGCTTCGTATGATCATACTGCTTGCCCGTTTTAACTTGGTTTGTATGCTGTTTATTAATTTGCCACGGGCTATATGACGCATTAAGGTCATCATTTTTAATGTGTGTGTCGCCTACATCGTTTTTACCACCGCTTTCAGCTTGCGCTATTTGGTATAAAGTACGTGCAATATCACGCCTGTTAAGTCCCCAAGCATCTTCAATAGACGTATTATTAGCCTTTTCCCATGAAGTAATTGCTCCAACAATAGCGCCCTGTAACTGTGCTGGTGTATAGGTTGACATACGTTATCCCATCATTGGCGGCTGCGGAGAAAATCCTTGTGGCGGTTGCCCTTGTGGGGGCATCCCTTGTGGTTGTTGCTGTTGTGGGGGATTCATTATTTGCTGCACAGATTCAATAATAGCTATCTTAGCTTCCATACAAAACGGGTCAGTACATGAATATAAATCAGCACCATGTCCATGTGATGCAAATATTTCTGCCATTTCATCAAACGTAGATGAAAATACAGTGGCTTCTTCAGGCGTAGCGAACGCATCTGCAATGTGCTCTAAGGCCATTGCATTCAATACAGTCACTTGTCGTGCTGCATCACTCATCAATGCTGCTAGTTCTCCTGACATTATCTCATCTCATTCACTACGTTAGTTTGTCTATCCATAGCTACGTTTTCCTGTATGCCTGATGGAGTAGCTACCTCATCCATTGTAATTTCTTCGGTGCTACTCATCTGTTCTTGAGGCTGAGGTCCTTGCTGCTGTTGTAATAAGTCCTGCTGGAAGGCTCGTAACACTTCTGCTGCTTGTCCCTGTAGTCCCTTCAACATCATCATAGTACGCACTTGCTGTGCTTGTGGAGACATAAACAAGGTATTCACTGAAGCCTTAAGCAATTCTTCTTGAGGATTTTCAATACCAGAGTTCTCCATAGCGGTCTCAGCACTCAACATTCCGTTGTATGTACGGTACAACTGGGACCAAACCATCATGTCACGCATCTCAATTTGCGCTCTATCAGAGGTATGAAGCTCTACATCTACTGCATAATAATCATCTATTTCTGAAGGCTTAATAGTAATCTCACTGGCTTGTCTACGCGTACTTCCCGCAATAGTGATAGGCGATTCTAAGATATATTGAATGTCTTGAAATACTTGTCGTGAGGCAATAGCTATACATGCTCGCAATGAGGTTACACAACTTTGTAATTTAACGGCAGCGTTCCGTACATTGAGGTCAGCTTCAGTAGCAGATTCCACACCACGTTGCGGTTGACCGCCCAGTGTCCCAAGTTTAGATAACTCAGATGTATATTGATGAACCTTGTCCATCATTTGGAATGCAGACAATGGGACTTCAGGCAGCTTCACAAACTGGATGTCTTGATCATCCACTAGATTGATGCGTTTTCCCGGGCCTACCTCTATGGGCGTACTGTCATCCATGATGTTTCTGGTGATCACAGGAGCGAAGGTTGAGTAACGTAATTGAATATCTACAGCCGTAAGTTGACGTGCTTCAGCTTGTAATACAGGGTGTATGTACCGCAGGATACCTACATATTTGTCAGCTGGGTCGTTATCTGCTGTTACTTCTCCCCATCCTGAGTCTCTAATAATGTACGGAATGTACCCGTCATAGTCTTTCTTATCATCAGTAGATACAGAAGTTTCCCAGCAATAGGGGTTCATATTCTCAAATACTAATGACCCTTGTACCCACATCTTGTGTTCCCCTTGAGAATCTCCTTGTGGTTTGGTGTACATTTCAACGAACTCTAGCTTTTCTAAGCCATCTTCCATCCATTCGTCTGCGTAATCTGGATACCTGCGTCGAGCTTCATCAGGGTACACTTCGTAAAATTCGTACACATACTTAGGGTCAGTAGGGTTATCTATGTCATGCACAACGGTTTCGTTAGGCAATACAGATATCTTCCACAAGAACTGGGACTGAGTAAGTTTCTTTAATTTATTACGGAATTTTCTTTTGTCTCCTGCTGAGGCTTTGTCACTTGGAGGATCTGGTATTAAATCCCATCGTAATTCCTTTTTAAGCACCATGCGTCCATCTTTTACTAGCTTTTTTCTTCCAACAGCTAGAGGATTACCGTAATCAGTCTCGATACTGCGCCAAAAAGAAGCTAAGAACTGACGCTTTCGTTCGGCTAAGTTCTGTTCTGCTTGTTGATCGTTCTCTGTTTGTCTTGCGGGAACAAATATTTTAGGTGTTGTAAGGATATGGTCGGAGGCATTGTCTACTGCGTTACGTGCAGTCGGAGGAATCGTTGCTCCCATGCCTGATTCACGATACTCACGCGGAATAATCTCCCCGATGTTGGGGTAATTACCATTATAGTAATCATTATCATCCCTCAACTTACTAAAGTACCCTTGAAAGACGTAGTTCTTTAGACGAGTAAACCGATTAAAGTCGTCATCGAAGTTGTTTATGAAGTCTGCTTCAGGCATACATTATCCAAACGTGACGTAATTTCTTTGTCGTAGTTGCGATGCTGTTCTATTTCGTTTCTTAGCTTTCATTACTGCTAACCCCGCTGCCATTACCGAGTCATCATGATACCCAACAGGGTGTCCGTACTTCACGGACCCGCCAGCTAACACAACTCCTTCAAATAATTCTAACTCTTTTTTAAGTATTTCGTCATTTTTGGGAAAATGAACACGCCCATGTTCAATCTCTGCTGCGAGTGTGGAGACAAGTGTAGCCTTCGATTGGTTAGTGAACTTAAACGATGTAACAGCACAGCCTTCGCTGCGAAGGATGTCAGCCACAGGCTCACCAATCCCAGTACCATCAAGATGAATAGTCTGGCATTTGTATTTTTTGTACAGCCCTGCAATGCGCGGGCCAAGTAATGTGTAGTCCAGTCCATTAAATCTATCCCTAGCTACGATACTCATCGTCTTAATATCAATGACGTAGGCTACAGTGAAGTCTTCAATCTTTCCTAAGTCCAGTCCCATAAGATACTGAGAATCAGTAGGTTCTTCCCAGTCTCCATCAAAGCAATCGTCTAGGTTCCTAAAGACTTGACCATCATCCTCAACCCATTCAGCTAGGTACTGCTGTCGGTACTGCGATTCTGTTAGGTCACGCTTGAATTCATCCAATGCTTCTTCATTTATGTTCGGATGTGCGAGTGAAGTAACTGATGCAGAGTAGTAGCGGGGGTCATCTTCCTGCCCTACATTCCAATAGGTACGGAAGTTCCCTTTTCCTCTAGCAATACCAATAGCTATAAGTCTTCCATCAGAGTCAGCTAGGGCGGGCATAAAGTTAGCCCATGCTTCAGGGTTTAGGTCGTGAGCTTCGTCCACAAAGGCTGCAGTGACCCTGTCTCCCTGCAATGCAGTCGGGTCATCAGCCGATTTAGCCTGTATACGAGCACCATTAGCTAACTGAATGAGCTTTCTAGTCTTGTCATGGCTGGCATAATAGTCATGTAATGGCGCATGGTCACCAACAAAAAGGTTCCATACAGGCTCCCAGACCTTCATAGTTAGCTCATAGTTGGGTGCAATGACGTAGATGTACGGTGCGTGGGCTACTCCAAACTGTACATCTCTAGGCTTTAAGGCCTCTCGAACTATCTCTGCTTTAATAGCGGTAGTCTTACCAGCCCTACGCCCACAGGCTAGGATGAGGCGTTTCTTGTCTGATTGCTCGTGGATATGCTCTCGTTGCCAATCCCAAGCATCATACGGATCACCTTCATTAATGAACTGCCAGATTCTAGGAGGACTGTACGACTTCAATAACTTGTTCCTTCGGTGCTAACGCAGCTTCAAACAACTTGTCCATCATGTTCTTCTGTAAGGCCTCAGTGGCTTCCTTTGGCCTACCTACAAACATCTCCATAAAGAGCTTCTGTGCCCTTACATCACCCTTACTAGCAGACTCAATCATAGATTCATAGACAGTATCAAAGTCATCTACAGCACGAGCCATGAACCGAGCCTTTGTAGCAGGAGGGTTCTTAGTGTACGACTCTACTGTCGTCACTCGCCCGCTCCCCTTAATCAACGCATGGTTCTCTTGCTTTCTTAGGATAGGGACATTCTTATAAGCAGGAGGCTTAATCACAACCTTCCCTGCACGTATAGCAGCAATCAATGTGTCGTGACTGTACCCACCATAGTCACGCGTAGGGTCGAGTAACTCAATCAATTCATCCTGAGTCATAACTAACCCTTTTTCGGCTTACGATACGGTGGTGTGGCTTTACCCTTTGGCATATACGCTCCTTCACTACATACACAGTGTACCAACATTCGGGATTCCGTGAATTATCCTTGGGTGGCCCCCAATAGTAAAGACAGGGAAGGGAAAACTTCGACCCGTACGGGAATCCTTTTTCTTTGTCGCGACACACAGAGGCTAACTGACACGATATTCACAGCGAAAAGAACTGATCAAGTTCGTTAGCGTTATTGTTCAGGACAGCAACCAAACCACGATCAACGAATGCCAATCGAAAGCGTCTATATATAGTGTCGCTTCTCTGTCGGTACGATTGATTCTACATATGAACATATGACAGCAGATAGCCGACCTATCCCAACGTTAGCGCCATGGTAGCCACGTACCAAAATAAAAGCCCTTTGTTTTCAACGATTTTTTATGATTGGCGTACATTCCCCTAAGCACGGATAAAACGAC